GATCTAGAAGCTTAGGACCTTGAGTCAAAACAAATATATCAATGCCCTGATGTCTGTGCGTATTCAGCCATTGGACATTTTCAGGGATTTTTGAACCTGCCGAGCGTGCCGGCCATACGTCTTGAGCTTCATCTACAATGACAATAGACCCGATATTTTCGGGCTTCTTTATCCATTCGTACATATCATGCGCCGAAAGCTGCTCATCTGTCGATTTCGGCAGCTTTTTTGCGTCCGTTTCTATGTAGGTGTGCGGTATTTTCAAGCCTTTTATGTTCGTAAATACTTTACGGCGTATGCCGTTTTCATCAGGCTTAAACATTTCATCATTCGCCATCATGGAAACCATTTTTAATGTTTTCCCTGAACCGGGCGTGCCGGTTATCAAACAGATCTCTGCCATTTATTTTTTCTTCCCGATTGAGGTTGCTAGTTTTGTCATTTGTTTGAATGACAGAATAAAGGCGATCGCGCCGAAAAGAATGTTTAGAACAGTACCACCGCCGCTTATATAGAAAAGCTGTAACATTGCTTGAGGTGCGCCCGTTATGCTATGGGTTATCGCCTGTTGAAAATGGGCTACCAATCTATCCACCCCCGAATAGGTCACGGCCATCAATCCCAATGCAGTCAATATACGGCCTACGACGCTCATCAAGAGCGGAATCAATGCGGCCAACAATTTCATTTGCTATCCCTTTCTTAAAAGGCACGGTTGCCTCATTAAAAAAATGTTTCTTAATCTGAAAGATTTTGCGGGGACTAGCCCCCACACCCCCAGTCTCACTTGCGACGCTGCGGGGGCAGGGGGACGGCGCAAAAAGCGCGCGCCTTACCACCTGCCCTTGCAGCAGAGTGTGTTCTTTTGGCGGGGCGGCAAGGGGTATCCAAAAAGATTTATAAAGACGATAAAGCCGTCTTTACAAATCTTTCTGGACGTCCTCCCCCTGCCTTGGCACAAGTTACTGAAGCCCGGCGGTGCTGCGCCTGCTAGACTTCACGGGATACTGTGCGGATACAAAAAAAGGCGGCAACCGCCCAAGCAAGGGCGAGAAGCATGTACCTTAGCCGTTCGGCTATGGTACATGCGTTCTCAAAGCTGAACGCGAACTGCTTGCTTGAATCAAGCACGGTTATAGTGAACGTAACGGGGGCGGGACACTGTGCGGAATCTTGAAAGATTCCGGATTTCTTAAACTCTACATTGACGGTTTCAGACGGCAGATTTAAATCTTCTGCCGGATTGGGCTCGGGCAGCCTGTCGCAAGCTAGAATGTCGGGGAAGAATTTGCACAAAAGCCCGCCATCTTTGCCGTCCCTGCCGTTTGGGCGGTCCGGAACGGCCGGGGAATCGGGGCTTGTTCCGGGCTGTCCGTCCGTATCGGGATTTGCATCGGGATTCAAATCGGGGTCGGGTTCGGGATTGGGGCTCGTGCCGGGGTTCTCATTGGGGTTCGGGTTGTTTGCGGGGTTTTCGGCGGGCGATACTTCGGGCAGCGGCTGTGCGTTCGGTGCTTCCGCGCTTCCGGGTGTGAGGTCGGGACGCGGGATTACTTGAACATCCACCGTGGTGTTGCCTTGCGAATCCCTGCCGAATGTTGCGACAACCTGAACGGGATTCCCGTTCCTGTCCGTGACCGGCCCCATATTCACTTTTGTTCCGGGTGCGACTTCTACTTTTTCGGAATAACCGGGATATCCGGTTGCCTTTATGTATTTGTCGGGATTGGCATCGACTTTCAACGATAAAATCTCTTCCAGCTTTTTGGCATCCATTTCTTCTTTGTATTTTGAATTTCCTTGAAGTGAGAAACTGATAAAAGTTCTACCATCATCACCTTTAGCAACTAAACAATCTCCGCCGTTCAATCCGAAATAACAACGTTTAAAATTGTAGTTTTTAAAATAATACATATCAGGACGATTCCTTAACTTTTCCCAATACGGACGGGCAAGCCTTTCCATTTGGCTTTCCATCAATTCTTTGACTTCGGGGAATCTGCTGTAATCGGACATAAGGCGCATAATCGAACTGTCAACGCCGTAGCAGCCATAGGTTCTATTAATACGTCTTTCGTCTTCGTACCAAAGGCAATTACTATATTCGTAGCCTTTTACAAATTTGTCGGTTTCGGTGTCGTATTGGTAGCCTTGTGCCTGTATGTCTTCTTTGAAAGTTTCGTATACGTCGTGGGCTAAAAGGGCTGTTCCGACATAGGGAACCGCCCTTGTGCTGAATTTCGCGCCTAAGCGGGCAAGTTTGCCGACCCCCGCCAATACGCCGGCGCGGGAAACTGATGCGGTAAATTTAACGGGGACTTTTTCAAGAGAGCGTGCACCTGTTGACACGTGTTCTATTATTGAAGGTTCGATAATTCGACCTGAAAAACGCTGACCATCAACACGAAAATCGGTAACTACAGATTTTTTATGATCAATATCCAATCTAACATCTGAATTTCCAATAGGATACTTAAAACGTTCAGCATAAGAATTAACCGAAAACATCCCCAACATTAGGATTAAAATCAAACGTTTTAATTTCAATTCCACGACTATAATCATCCTGTAATTCTAAAATTTTTATATACGCAACAGACTCATCAGAAAAATAAATTTTCCAAATATTATTAGAAATCCTTCTATTTAAAAAACATTGGATTTCTTCATGAATTATAAATTTATTAACTTTTGAATAATCCAAAAGCTCACTAGCGAAAGTATATGCCATTGTTTTACCATAATACTTGCTTGACGGCTGATATTTATAAAGTGCCAACTGCGCCTGCGTGATAAACGGTTTGTTCATTGTTCTGCCTTTCAAAGGTTGTTTTGAAAGCCTGATTTTAAAACACGTCATTTAAATATCAAAGCGACAGACAAAGCCAAGAAGAAACCGAGAAGAAACCAGAAATCTATAATCATCAATCAGTCCCAACCTTGCCCATGTCTTTTAAAAAATTAATCAGAAGCCTGAAACCGTAAATGACTACAAACAGAATTAGAACCGTCGAACCGACATAAGAACCTTGCTTTATCTGCTCAAAATTGGAACATTCCGGATAAGACAACGTAACCGGCTTTCCGTTCAAAATCCATTTATCGCCCACCCTTTCCGGCCTGATGATTTTTCCGTCCTGGGTAACAGTAGGTGGAAGGGACGACAATAAATAGTCGTCTGCCTGCAATCTTGTATCAAAACAATTTATGCCGACACGATAGCCCATTTATACGCCCCTTTTTCTTCACTCTGTTTATTTGACAGATTTAATCATGCTCCAAGCCATTTTGAAGCCTTGGATTGCAAGAATCACGGTAATGGCCGCCATACCCACGGCGGAAACCATTGACACGAAACCCATGATTACATTCGCTACTTGCGTACCAATCGCGGATGGATCAAAGGTATCTGCCATAACAATGGCCGGTGTGAAGATACCGGCTGCCAAGGCTGCTTTTACAGCGTATTTTTTAACGATGTTCATCGTTTTTTTCCTTTTTGATATTTAAAGTAATACGGCTTCTTAGGTTTAAATCCGGGCGAAGCCTGCTCCCGAATCTCGTTTTTAATTTATGAAATAGAGAATTGAGAAAATGAAAAGAATGAGGCAGACCACCCATCCGATAATTAAAGTTGCTTTATTCATTTTCATGAATCCTTGTTGCGGGCTTTGTGAAAGGTTGACAGACCGCCCGCCGAGCCTGTTTTTCTTTTATTCCGATTTTACGAAGAACTGAAATATCTGGAATCCTCCGCCTATTTCATTTATGCCTGAATTCAACGCATCTTCGTAGCTTTCAAATTGACCTGCTGATTTAATATTTTGAGTAAACCCCACATCACCGAAAGGATCGGGATAAATAAAGTCATGCGTTTCCAAGTCTTGAACTATGAAACGTTCTTCAAATTTCATAAATCAACCTTTCGGCTTTTCTGCCACCTGAAAATCAATTAATGAAGGAACCATGCCCTTACCTGTCGAAGTCATTTCAACCGTTACCATAACTTCGCACGGGTATTTGAGATTCTCTAATTTTGAGAAATTCTTACTGTCCCCGAACTTCATTTGTGCTGCCGTGAATCCAACAGCATTTCCCGACTGTGCCGGCAAAGGTGTTGCAACCAATACGGAACAAGTGTCGATATTAGAGCCATCAATTTCGCCTTTGAATTTTTTAGCTCCTAAAAAAGTTGCGGGATAAGTTACAGTTTGAGTTTGATTAAACAT